GTCGCTTAGTGACCGTGTTTCTGCTGGTCGGGGCACGATACAGGGCATGACCCCTGAGCAGATCAAGAGCGTTTTCGACCGACTGCTGACGGTGCTCAGCACTCAGCAGCAGAAGTGCGCGAGTGTGGAGTCGTGGCTTCGTCCGGTCACTCGTGGCTTCGATCTGCCGCGGAAGGCGACGCAGGAGCACCGGGCACTGGCGGATCTGTCGCGGACGCCGTGGCTGCGGCTGGTCGTCGACAATGTCGTGCAGTGCATGTACGTCGACAACATCGTCGGCAGTGACGGGCCGTCAGACGACCTGTCGAGTCTCTGGTACGGCAATGGCCTGCAGTCCGGCCAGATCGCCAACCATCGGGCGATGGTCGCCTACGGGCACTCCTACGGTGTGGCGCAGACGTCGTTCGAGGAGCGTGCCCGTGTGCGGTTCGTGTCGCCGAATCGCATGGCTGTGGAGTATGACGCTCTCGGTGACCCGTACCCGTCTGCGGCGCTGGAGGTGCTCGACGCGGATGCTGGTTCCTACCGCCTGCACCTGCCGGGGGTGTCGGTCGACCTGTCGAAGGGGGAGCCGGTCCCAGAGTCGGAGATGGACGGTCTGGTAGTTGGCGAACCGCAGGACACTGGTATCGAGTTCGTGCCGGTCGTCCGCTTCGCCAACCAGGAGGACCTCGATGGCCGTGTCATTGGTGAGGTGGAGCCGTTCATTCCGGCGGCGTCCCGGATCAATAAGACGAGTTACGACCGTCTGCTCAGCCAGCATTTCAACAGCTGGAAGGTGAAGACGGCGACTGGTCTGGAGTTGCCTTCGCAGCTGGATGAGGACGGGGAGCCGCTCGATGCACTGGATGAGGAAGCCGCGGAGAAGCTGAAGGTGAAGTTGGCGCAGGACGACATTCTGGTGGCGGAGGACCCGGAGACGAAGTTCGGGACGCTGGACGCGACCGCCCTCGATCCGTTCGTGAACTCGTGGCGGGCTGACATCGAAGCCCTTGCTGCAGTCTCCCAGACCCCTGCGCACGCTCTGACTGGCATGATGGTCAATCTCAGTGCGGAGGCGCTGGCGGCGGCCCGGGCTCCCCTCACGCAGAAGGTGTACGAGCGGCAGCAGAATGCTTCCGCTGCCTACTCCCGCCTGCTGCGCGCTGCAGCGGCCCTTTCAGGCTGGGATGACATTGCTGATGATGATCTCGTCCGTGTGACGTGGCAGGACATGGAGATCCGGTCGATGGCGCAGGCGGTCGACGCGCTCGGGAAAGCGGCGCAGATGCTCGGTATCCCGGCGGAGGGTCTCTGGCACCAGATTCCCGGTGTTGAGGCGTCGGATGTGCAGGAGTGGCATCGTCTCAAGGATGAGGCGTATGACCGGGATCCGCTGCGGGCGTCTCTGACCCGGCAGGCGGAGAGCACTGTCTCTGACGTGTCGCTGGGGTCTGGGGTGGCGTGACGTGGCGTCCACGTATGCGGGCGACAAGCTGACGGAGGAGCATCGTCGTCAGCAGGTTCGGCTTGCTGCTGTCCTGGCGGAGGTCATCGGGAAGTTGTTCGATGCGATCTTCGATTGGCGGCGTATCGATGAGTCGTCGGAGGAGTTCGTCCGGCGGGCTGCTGTAGAGGTCGCCCGGTTCCGTGAGGCGAGTCGCATGCTGTCGGTGGACTACCTCCATGCGTTCCACGCGGTAGAGGCGCCGGACGCTGATCCGCCGATCGATGAGCCGTCGGAGATCGACGAGGTGGAGATCATGCGGGAACTGTTGGCGACGGCACGGGGCGTGTCGAAGACTCTGTCGCGCAAGGGGTACGACGAGGACGAAGCGGTCAATCGCACGCAACAGGCCGTCATTGGCAAGGCGACCAAACTAGCCGGCGACGGCGGCCGCCAGGTCATCGAAACGGAAGTCCGCCGGGGCAACGGACCGGTCGGATACGCCCGCGTCGTCGACGCCGACCCCTGCCCCTTCTGCGCCATGCTCGCTTCCCGCGGCCTCTACTTCATGGGAGCAGACGCTCCGGGCGTGGGGTTGTATCGGTCGGATGCTTTCGAGGGGTCGAACGCCCGGTTCGTCGGTGATGGCCGGTTCAAGGTGCATGATCACTGCTGCTGCACGATGGAGCCGGTGTACCGGGTGGACGGGAAGATCAACCTGCCGGGGAAGGGTAACGAGCTGGCGAAGGAGTGGGCGGAGGTCGCGTCCGGTCAGGATGATCCGTGGCTGGCGTGGCAGCGGTGGCGGGAGTCGGGGACGTTGCCGGAGAACTATGACGGGCCGCTGGATGGGAAGCGGCGTCCGGCGCCGGTGCACGGGCAGTCGACGGGGCGGAGGAAGCGGCCGAAGCCGGCGAAGGCGTCGGAGCGGAAGCAGAAGCCGAACGCGACCGTGGGTGACTGGGATGCTGCCCGGTACCTCGAGTACGCGGACGAGCTGGAGAAGCGGGCGAACGGTGTGGCGGAGGAGATCGCAACGCTGAAGCAGGCGGGCCAGTCGGATGACGACATTGCGGTGATGGCTCTGGCGCAGGAGCACCGGGCGTTGCTGTCGCGGATCGACCGGTACCGGAAGCGGGCTGCTGAACTGTGAGGCAGACGGGCCAGGTGCCCGTGAATCATCCCCACGACGCCACGGAGCGAAGAGGAAACATGCCTGAGAATCAGACTGACGAGACCACCGACGAGCAGGGCCAGGCCGAGGAGCCGACCCAGCCTGACGGTGCCGATGAGACCACCGAGTCCGACACGGCTGGTGAGCAGCCGACCCCTGATGAGGTCGACGCTGCTCTGAAGGCTGTGGAGGGCGACGGGGCAGAGGAGTCCGCCGACGATGAGGATGACGACGATGATGTTGTCGCCGAGTCTGAGGGGACGAAGGATCTGCTGAAGAAGCTCCGGAAGAAGAACCGGGAGTCGAAGGGTCTGCGTGAGCGGGCGACGACTGCTGAGCTGAAGCTTGCGAAGTATGACGTGGCTGCGCAGACCGGCCTGCCACTCGACCTCGCGATGCGTCTGCAGGGTTCGACTGCGGAGGAGCTGACGCGGGATGCGGAGACTCTGCTGGGTCTGGTCGGGAGGAAGGCTCGTATCCCCGGCGCACCGCCGGCTACGGGTGATCGTCAGGGAGGTTTCCGGGCAACCCCTGACAGTGAGACCGATCTGGGAAAGATCGGCGCCCGAATCTACGAAAGGTAGGGAGCTATGGCTGCACCGCAGCACCTCCTGTACACCCCCGAGCAGGTTGCCACGTCCACGCTGGCTGCCCTGAAGTACAAGTCCACCCTGGCCCGGATCGTGAACCAGGACTTCTCCAAGGAGTTCGTCGCCGGCCGTGGCGCGACTGTCACGGTGAAGCGTCCGATCCTGATCGAGAAGGCGCGGAAGTACACCGCCGCCGACCGCAAGAACGAGAACGCGATCAGCTACAGCAACCTGCTGGAGCCGTACACCCACGTCAACATCTCTGACCAGGTGTACAACGCGGTGAAGCTCCCGGATGATTTCCAGACCTTCACCCTGACCGACATCGAGCGGCAGGTCGTCGCCCCGATGGCGGAGTCCGTCGCCGAGGCGATCAACGGCATCGTCGCGGACGCGTTCGCCTCCGTCCCGGCCGGTCTCACCGCCGTGGACAAGGCCGCGAAGGGCGCTCTCATCGGCGTCGACGGGAAGACCTACACGGACATCAACGCTCTGCGTGAGGCGAAGGTCGAGTTCGCCGGCTACGGTGTGAAGGCCACCGTGAAGCCCGAGAACCTCACCGCTACCGACAACAGCACCGTGCTGCGCGCCATCCGCGCCGCGCACCAGCTGTTCGCCGAGCGTGGTGTCCCGATGGACGGCCGCACGCTCGTTGTCGGCTCCGGCTGGGAGGCGGCCCTGCTGTCGCAGGACCTCCTGAACAAGGTCAACGAGTCCGGCTCGGCTGACCAGCTGCGCCGTGCGACCCTCGGTAGCCTGTACGGCTTCAACATCGTGGCGGACTACACCATCGACCCGCTCGCGGCGTACGCGGTGCAGCGTGACGCGGTCACCCTCGTCACCCGTACGACCGCGACTCCGCGGGGTGCGTCGTTCTCCGGGACGGCGTCGTCTGACGGGTTCACCATGCGGTACCTGCAGGACTACGACCCGAACATTCTCACCGACCGGGCTGTGGTCGACACGTTCGCCGGTGCTCAGGTTCTCGATGCGCAGCGCATCGTGAAGCTGACCGGTACCGCTGGGTTTGAGGAGAAGGCCCCGGCCGCTGACGGTGGGGCCGAGGGAAACTGACGAACCCCGGTGATGGCGTTTTCCCTGGCGAGAACGTCTTCCCTGGGGAGTAGAGAGGAGTAGGGCATGGCGTACGAGAAGCAGACGTGGAAGAACGGTAAGGACGGTGGCACCCCGGTGTCCGCCGACCGCCTGAACCACATCGAGGAAGGTATCGCGGGCATCGAGCTGACGCCTGGTCCGCAGGGGCCGAAGGGCGAAAAGGGTGCCACCGGTGCTGCCGGAGCCAAGGGCGACAAGGGCGACAAGGGCGACACCGGTCCGGCCGGCCCCACCCAGTTCACCGAGGCTGAGGTGACGAAGCTCAAGGCGCTCGCCGCCGCCAGCTAGTGTCGCGGTTCAGTCACAGGAGATGGCCTGATGTCAGTATCAGTACTGATAGAAGGCCATTTTCCGTGTTCCCAGGAGGTCCCCGTGGCTGACCGTGTGAGGTTGATTGACCCGGTGGATCTTGAACGGTCCCTGTCCTCGGACGCCGGGCCGCTTGATGAGGGGCTCGCCACGTGGGTGATCGAGATGGTTTCGGCGGCGGCTCTGGATATCACGCGCCGACACTGGTCGGATCCGCTCGACGTGCCGCCGGGCGCCACCGCGGTGTTGGCCCTGGCCGCCCGGCGCCTGTACACCAACCCCGACCGGTTCACTCGAGAGTCTTCCGGAGACTACAGCTATGGTCTCGACGCGACGGTGACGAAGGCGGACATCTTCACCCCGAACGAGATCCGCACGCTGCAGGAGTGGCGCGTGTCGCAGCGGCCGAAGGGCATCGGCACGATCGGGACTCGCCGGTCTGATGTGAAGCCGATTGGCACCCGGTACGTGCCGGACGGGTCGGAGTTCGGGTTCCCCTGGTGGGGGGATGATGTCCTGTGAGCCTGATCAACCGGACCGGGTCCACCCACCAGCTCGTGGTGATCCTTCGGGAGAACCGACCCGGTGAGCGTGGTCGCCTGGTGCCCACCGAGATCGGCCGGGTGCGGTGTGACGGTCGACTGCAGGAGTCCAGCACTGATGACATCACCACGGCCGCCGCTGCCGGCGAGACGGGTGTGCTGTCATTGAGGACACTGATCTGCCGCCGCTTCCCCGGAGACGACCTCTCGCAGGTGATCGACGGCGACGGTGTCCTCTACAACGTGGTGGGCGAGCCGAAGCGGCATCGCGGTTCTCGTGCGACTGCTCGAGATGTGGTGCGTCTCCGGCAGGCCGGTGTGAAGAGGGGAGTGAGGGACTGATGGCAACGGTGAAGGCGAACCTGAACAAGATGGTCGCCGGACTGCCGCAGGTGCAGGCGAAGGTGGCCGAGGGCGCTGCCGCGGTCCTCGCGGCCGCGTCGGCGTCCGCATCGACCAGACACCGCACCGGTGAGTTCTCCAGCAGTTTCCGGTCGGGGAAAGTGGGCCGGTTCGACCGTGAGGTGTACACCGAGCACCCTGCTGCGGTGGCCCTGGAGTTCGGGCACTTCGCCGAGAAGCGTGACGGAACCCTCGGGAAGTGGGTTCCCGGGCAGTTCAACCTCGTCGGTGCGGCGAAGGGAGTGCACCTGTGACTATCCAGCCGAGGCACCGCAGGATCGACCCTGCGCTGGTGGTGCGTGACGCTGTCGCCGCGGCACTGCCGGGCTCGCAGATCCTTCTCGACCGGGATGCCGAGTACACGCCGGACCAGACGGTCACCGTCGTGTCGGTGCCGACGGTCCGGGCTGCCGGGACACTGCCGGGGGCACGGTGGGCGTTCGATGTGACGGTGTCTCTAACCACCACCGGCCCGGACTTCGATGCGGCTGCCGATGAGGCGGATCTGGTTGGGGATGCTGTCCTGTCGCTCACCGGGTTCGATGACGTGCGGTTCTCTAGCGTCAGGTGTGACAGCGAGCCGGTCCGCCTGTCGCCGCACAATCCGACCGGGGCGGAGACCCTGGCACAGACATTCTCACTGATCGTGAGGAGAGGAGCCTGACATGGCTGACGAAATCTACCGCGATGATGCGGTGTTCATTCCCGGCCGGGGTGGTGTCCTGATCGCCCCGGTCGGCACCCTCCCGCCGACCGCGGACGAACTGAAGGCCTGGGTCACCGCTGGCGCTACCGGCCCGCTCGGGGCATTCGTGCCGCTGGGTTACACGTCCACCGAGGACCTGCCGACGATCGACGCTGATACTGACGGTGGCGAGGTGAAGGGCGCGTGGGAGAACCCGTCTCTGCGCACCACGAAGACCACCATCACGGAGACGATCACGGTCACCCCGATCCAGTGGTCGGAGAAGCCGCTGACGCATCGGTTCGGGCCCGGCGTCCTCGACGCCGGCAAGGGCCAGTGGCACGCCCCGGCGGTGTACTCGTCCACCGAGGTGGCAATGCTCGTCGTCATCATCGACGGAAACGAGCCGCTCGGCATCTCCTACTACAAGGTGTCCTCGTCTCCGGAGGGTGGCATCGAGCCGGACATGGAGGAGTTCCTCGGCCTGCCGGTGAAGTGGACGGTCCTGTCGACTCTCGTGGAGGACGGTGGGAAGTCCAGCATGCGGAAGATGTCGGTCACCACTGCTTCCCTGGCTGCTGCCGGTGGGTCGGACGCCGAGGGGGAATGACGTTCCCCGGGGTGCAGCAGTATCCCGGGGATGACCGTTTCCCGACTGCCTGACTGTCGCGGACCACTCGATGGTGGGTGTGGCTGGTGCATAGTGCACTGGTCACACCCACTTTTGATTGGAGCATCATGACTGCACCTGAACCCGGACCTGTCCCTGACGATGTCACTGCCGCGGCTGGACAGCATGCGGCGTCCGTCGTTGCCACTGCCGAACCGTACGAGCCGCCGACGGCTCCCGACGGCGCTGTCGTCGACGATGCCCCGGCGCTCGACGGTGTCCTGCCTGAGCAGACTGTCACGGATGAGGCTGACGGGGTGGACCTGACCACGATGCCGGGGTTCCGGTCCCTGAAGGGTCAGCTTCCGGCCGCCCGGTTCCACGTCAAGCGTCAGCTCGCGGAGCTGGAGAAGATCCTCCCGGAAGCCATCAAGAACGCTGATGGTGAGGTGCCGGAGGAGCAGGTCGTTGACTCCATTGGGGAGATCGACGACATGTTCCAGAAGATCCAGGATCTCGTCCTCGACCGTGCTGCTGACCGTGAGGCCATGACTGCATGGCTCATCGCCCAGGAGTCCGGCGAGAACGCGCTCATGGCCGCCTTCAGCAAGCTGTCGGACGACCTGGGAAACTGACGCACCTCCACGACCTGCTCGAACTGTTCGGGACGGCGCTCGTCCCGGACTTCGCCGAGCACTACCACCTACGCCTGGTGCAGGTCGTGGAGGAGTACCACCCGAAGGAAGCTCTGCTGCTGATCTACGGGCTGCCGACCTCGTCCCGCTTTCACGGGCGGCTGATGGGTGAGAAGCGTCCCGCCTGGTCCGATCTGATGTGGCTGCTGCTGGACACCCGGAACGAGCTCGAGGCGATCCGGGTGAACTACATCAACGCGAAGCGGAAGAAGGGCGGGAAGAAAGCCGAGTTCCGGGAGTGGGAGCAGACCCCGGGGCAGGTTGTCCGGAAGCGTCGCAAAGCGGACCAGAATCTTGACCGCCTGCGACGATCAGCACAGAAAGCGGGCGGCCGGGTCGATGTCGCCCCGTAGTGGCAGGAGGAGCGCGTGGAGGCTGGCAAGGTCAGTATCCGGGTCTGGCCGGACACTCGCCGGTTCCGGGAGGATCTGAAGAAGGCGCTCGACCGGGTTGAGCGCTCGTTCAAGCTGAAGATCCCCGTCGTCGCCGACTCCCGTGGTCTTGCTTCATCGGTGTCGAAGGCTGTCCGTGAGGCGGAGTCAGCGGCAAAGTCACTGCAGGTCAAAACAGATGTTGATGCGTCTACGCTGACGGCGGCGACGCGGCGTGCGGTGGAGTCAGCTCAGGCTGCTGCTGGCGAGGTCGGCGTCGACTTCAATGTGCGCACGTCGAAGCTCGGGGCGGAGCTCAAGGCGGCGATGGCGTCTGCCGAGGCGTCCCTCGGGGAACTCGATGTCGCGCTGGACGTTGACGCCTCCTATCTAACTGCCGCGACTCGACGGGCGGTCGCAGCTGCTCAGCGTCTGGCCGGGAAGATTGATGTGGAGGCCGGTGTTGACGGGTCGAAGCTGATCGGCGCAGCCCGTGTCGCGGTCGCCGCAGCGCAGAAGGCCGCCGGAGACATTGACGTGCGGATGAACATCCACGCCGCCGGAGTCGCAGCCGCGACCGCAGCGGTGACCGGTCTCGGCATTGCCACGAGGATCGCCAACGGCGGCATTGTGTCCTTTGGGTTCAGCATCGCCAAGCTCCTCGCGGTCGCCGGCACCGCCACTGTCGCGGTCGCTGGTCTGGCAGCCCCCATTGCTGCTGTCGGGTCCGCCGCCTACGCCGCTCTGGCGCCTTTGGTCGGTCTCACCGCAGCTATGGCGGTGCCGGCCATCGCCGGCGCCGGGGTCGCGTTCGCCGCCCTGAAAATGAGCCTGTCCGGGATGGGCGACGCCATCAACGCCGCCGACCCCGAAGCCCTCTCCGAAGCACTCGCCGAACTGCCCCCGGCGGCGCAGGACGGGGCGATGGCCATCCGTGGCCTGAAGGATCAGTTCTCCGACCTCTCCGATGAGGTGCAGCAGGGCTTCTGGGAGAACTTCTCGAACATCGGCAGCCTGTCCGCCACCGTCGAGCCGCTCCGGGCAGCGATCTCCGGCCTCGCAGCGGACATGGGCAAGGCCGCCGCCGGCGTCGTCACCTTCGTATCCTCCGGCACCGGACTGACCGCATTTTCCGCGCTGGTGCAGTCCGGGTCGACTGCGATGAGCAACCTCGTCGCCGGCGTCGCTGCTCTCGTCCCCGGCATCATCTCCGTCGGCGCGGCAGCTGGCCCCGTGCTGGAGCAGATGACCGCCAGCATCAATGCTGCAGCCACCGCCTGGTCGGAGAAGATGGTGGCTGGTTTCGCCTCCGGTGACCTCACCGCGAAGTTCCAGGGCATCGCCGACAGTGCACGGAACATCTGGGCGGTGTTCCAGGACCTCGGTGGGATCGTCTCCGGCGTCTGGTCCGCCATGGCCGCCGGGGCCGGTGGCGTCGCCGGCGCACTCGCTGGTGGCCTGTCGTCGCTCAATGCGTGGGTGAACAGTGGACCTGGCATGTCCATGCTCACGGGTTTCTTCACACAGATGTACGGGGCGGTGCAGGCGATCCTCCCGGTCCTCGGCCAGGTCGGGCAGATCATCCTCGGGACGGTGGCCCCGGCCATCGCCCAGTTCATCCAGGCCATTGGTCCCGGCCTGTCCGCCGTCGTCGGATCCCTCGGCAGCGCCCTCGCGTCCATCGCACCTGCCATAGGCCCCCTCGGTGCTGTCCTCGGTCAGATCCTCACTGCCATCGCCCCAATGGCCCCGGCGATCGCCGCTGTCGTCGCCGGATTCATGGGCTTCTCGAAGTTCATGCCGATCATCTCCATGCTCGGCGGCCTGCTCAGTGGCCTGACATGGCCCATCACAGCCATCGTCGCCGGCGTCGGCCTCCTCATCGCAGCATTCACCCAGGTGCCCGGTGCCATGGGCCAACTGCAGGCAGCTTTCGGGCAGGTCATGGCCGCCATCCAGCCCCTGTTCGGTGTCCTGATGCAGGTCGGGCAGACGATCATGGCGGCGCTTATGCCAGCCTTCCAGGCGCTCGTTCCAGTCGTCATCCAGATCGTGCAGCTGGCGGCGCAGATCATCGCCGCCCTGATGCCGATCGTGACGACGATCCTGCAGCTGGCGGCATCGATCATCTCAGCACTGATGCCGGTTATCACAGCGCTGATGCCCGTCATCTCCGCACTCGTGGCTGTCCTGTCGGGGATTGTCTCTGCCCTCGCCCCGATCCTGCAGATCATCGCCCAGGTAATCGCCTTCTTTGCTCAGCTCCTCGCGACCATCGTCGGATTCGTCGCGACGGCGCTCGGCATGATCATCAGTTTCGTCGCTGGGGTCATCGGCGGGTTCGTCAACATGGTCGGCACCGTCATCGGCACCGTCGCCGGGTGGGTGTCCTCCGTCATCGGGTTCTTCGTGAACCTCGCGTCGCAGGCGATCAGCAAGGCGCAGGAACTGTGGGGTCGGGTCACCGGAGCGTTCAGTGAGGGCGTGTCCAAGGCCATCAGCTTCGTCAGCGAGTTGCCGGGGAAGGCAGTGTCCGCGCTCGGCAACGTGGGCTCGCTGCTGGTGGATTCGGGGCGTGCGCTGATTCAGGGCTTCATCAACGGCATCAAGGGCATGTTCAGTGCTGTGACTGACACAGTGTCTGGCCTGGTCAGCAAGGTGCGTGGGTTCTTCCCGTTCTCCCCGGCGAAGTATGGTGCGTTCTCCGGCCACGGGTGGGTGCTTTACTCCGGCCGGTCGATCGGTGAGGCGTTCGCTCAGGGTATTCAGGACCGGGCTGGTCTCGCCGCGGATGCGACGAAGGGCATGATGTCCGCGGCGTCCCGGAACCTGAACGGCTACCGGGCAGACCTCGGCATCGGCGCCGCCGGAGGTGTCGGTGCCGGCCCGCGAGCGGACTACTCCGTGCACATCGGCACCATCGTCGCCGCTGATGAGCGGAAGCCGATCCGGGATGCCGAGCAGCTGCAGCTGAAGGCGAAGATCAAGGGAGGCATGGCCTGATGGACGAGCGCCTGACTATCGAGTGGATCGACCCGCGGGGGAAGGTGTGGAACCTGACCGACGGCACCGAGGGCGTGCTCCTGGACGTGGGCCAGTCCGATTTCCACCTGTCCACGATTGAGCACCAGTGGGTGCGTGGTGGGATGCAGTGGGCGGGCTCGCAGATTCAGCGGGCGGAACCGTCGCTGAAGGTCCTGGTCGGTGACACGTTGTCGGGGTCGCGGTATTACCGGCTTGCCGATGAGTGGTGGTCGTTGGCGAACTCGGCGACCACGGAGGGTGTCCTGCGGGTCACCCGTCCGGATGGTGAGGTGCGTGAGCTGCGGTCCCGTCTGCGGGATACTCCTGCCACCGAGTGGGACTATGACCCGGGTGCGGGTATTGCTGATGTGCCGGGTGAGCCGTGGCTGTTGTCTGGGGCGACATCGTTCTGGGAGGGGCCGGAGCAGTCGGTGTCGTTCTCGGCGGACGTGGTGGCCGGCGGTGGTGGCGTCCCGTTCTACGGTGCGGATGGTCACGGGTGGCCGCTGTACATCGCGCCTCTGTCGTCCGCGTCTGACCTGTTCCTGTCGAACCTGGGGCAGGGGCCGCAGTGGTTGACGTGGACCCTGATCGGCCCGATCACCAGCATCACGTTCGGTGTGGAGGGCGGCTGGCTGTCCTATGAGGGTGGCATTGCGGCCGGGGAGCAGGTCGTCGTCACGACCGAGCCGGGCTACCGGTATGCGGTTGAGGCGGTGTCCGGGGACAACCGGTACACGCACATTTCCGGCTCGTATGCGCCGGTGCCGGTCGGTGACCGGATCCCGTTGCACATCGTCGCTGAGGGCATGACCGCGGAGTCCAGCGTGATTGTCACGGCCCGTGAGCAGTTCGTGAAGCCGTTCTGAGGAGGATCTGGTGAGCACCATCTACAACACCCCGCGGGGGACGACCTACGATCCGCTTCCAGTCGAACTGTGGAAGTGGGACGGGACCGGCCCGGAGGGACGTTTGGAGACCTCGGAGAAGATCGAGGTGACGTGGGGCGACCGCGGTGCGGCCACGGCGGTGATCGACACGCCGCTGACTGCTCTGTCGTCCCTGCTGGTCGACACGACCGCCGAGGTGCTGGTAGTCGCCACGTTCAACGGGAAGCGGCACGTGTCCACGGTGGTGGAGTCGAAGATCTTCGCCGACGAGGATGCGCCGGATGATGTGCGGGTGCAGGCGACGACGGCGTCCGCCTGGTCGATGCTTGACGGTGAACTGCTGCCGCCGGTGCCGGAGATGCCGCTGTCGCAGCAGCAGTCGGCGGAGGAGTACGTGCTGTCCGGTCCGGTGGAGACCGTGGTGAAGGCGCTGATCCGGTTCGGTGCGGAGCGTGTCGGGCATCCGATCGTGGTGATGCCGGACCGGGATGAGGGGCCAACAGTTGAGGTCCGCGGCCGGTTCGACACGGTCGCGGAGCTGATCGAGGACCTGCTGCCGACGTTGGGCTACCGGGTGTCGCTGGAGGCATGGCTGCCCGGCGATGAGACGGTGGAGGACTTCTCCCTGACGCGTCCGACGATCATCGCGGACGTGGTGCCGTACCGGGACAATCCCGGGCTAGTGTGGACGCACGCGGCGCACGACATTGAGTCGTGGGAGCTTGTCCACAAGCGGGCGTCGAAGACCCGCGTGATCGTCGGCGACAAGGGGGAGGGCACTGCGCAGAAGTTCGTGCTGGTGACGAGTGATTCGGCGGAGCTGACGCCGTGGGGAAGGCGTGAGGGGTTCACCACGGTCTCGTCGGAGGACGAGGACGCGACCGCGCAAGGTCGACTGGAGCTGCAGAAGCAGGCGGAGTCCGTGACCCTGGATGCCACGGTGGCCCCGTCACTGTCGTGGGAGTTCGGCACGGATGGTGAGTGGGACAAGCAGTTCGATGTGGGGGACTGGTGCACCGTCCAGCTGCCGCAGATCGGTGATGTGCGGGACGTGGTGACCGAGGTGACGGTGGAGCTTACGCCGGTGTCGCTGACCGTCACTCCGAAGGTCGGGTCGCCGGATACTAGCGACCGTGACTTGTATGCCCTGGTCACGGACATTGACAAGCGAGTGAACCGGCAGATGAGAGGACGCTAACCGTATGGCGATCACAGCCCTGGCGACGCAGAACACGCAGGTCGGCCCCGCGCAGTTCGCGGACATGACGGAGGTGCTGACCGCCCCTGCGAAGGTGGACTCTCCGACGGATCTGACTCCGTCCCGTGCGTCGACGAGGTCCGTGCGGATCGCTGCCGGGGCGGGGACCGCTGGCGGGTCGCGGATCCGGTCGACGGCGACGGAGACGCTGAACCTTGACGCGCAGACGGCCGGCACCCGTTGGGACGCCATCGTCCTGCGTGTCGACTGGTCCACCTCCGAGGTCCGGCCGGTGGCGGTGAAGGGAAACTCCTCGAGCGTGCCGATCAACACGTCGTCAGCGGCGGACGCATCCCGGGTGAACCGGATTCCCGGGGTGATGTATGACTTCCTGATCGCGACAGTGCAGGTCGGACTTGCTGGCATCTCCACGCTCATCGACTACCGCATGTGGGGCGGTGACGGTGGACCCTACCGGGTGACGACTGACGCGCTCGGCTCCCCGTCACTGCTGGATGCCCGAGCGGGTACGTGGATCTCAACGGACAAGGGCTTGCTGACGAAGCGGCTCGACGACGACGGGGTATGGCGTGCGGTCGGTACGGAGTCGAACCCGTGGAAGACGTGGACGCCGACCTTGCGCTACTACGGCAACGACATTGTCACCGGCACCAGTGGCGGTACGGTCGCCGGGATGGGTAACGGGCCGATCGTCAACACCAGGTACCGGATCACCGATGGCATCGTCGACGCGTACGTTTACGCGAAGGCCGGGTCAACCGGGGCTACATGGGGCGATGGTTTCATGACCATGGACCTGCCCGTCCCGGCTGCATCGCAGACGAACCAGGACATCTGGTGCATCGGCCACTTGTTCACCAGTGGTTACGGCGGTGACGGTGATTTCGACTGGCAGGCACAGGCCCTGATCAAGGGCGGCTGGACCCGTGCCATGCTGTGGACAAACGGCAGGATCGATGATTGCCGCTTGACGCCGTACGTCTGCCAGCAGGTCAACGGTGGCCCCGGCTCCGGCTCCCCGTTCATCAACGGGGGCTTCCCGGTCGGTTCGTGGACGTTCAACCTGAAGTACCCGACGGACGCATAGACCATGGCAGCGCAGTGGACACCGTACCGGCTGAACCTCGTCGCCCGTGAGGGTGAGGACCTGCGCCTGACGTTCCGCCTCACCAGACCGCTAGACGGCATGGAAGTTCTGATCGGGGGAGCGGTCTACCCGGTGGACCTGTCGGAAGATGGGGCGCAACTCCTCGTCGCGGCAGACGAGGCGCAGACGATCCCCGACCGGGCGCCGGTCACCGTGCGGGTGCAGTCCGGCGGGGCGTGGACGGTCCTGGCAGAGGGCAGTGTCGTGAGGAGGACAAGATGAGCACCAGGGAATCGATGGACGCGCCGATGGTTTACGACGACATCATGCTCGTCCCGACCGCCGGGCCGATGGGGCCACCCGGGCCGCAGGGCGAAGCAGGGGAGCCGGGACCGGCGTCGTCGGGGCCGGTGATGTGGACAGGTCAGGGCGAACCGCCTGACCACATTCCCGGGGCGAAGGCCGGGGACACCTGGCTCGACACGACGACCGGAAATCTCTACACGCTCACCGCGGACGCGGTTCGGGCGCAGATCCTCTAGGAGAAAATCATGGCATGGCAGCAGAGTGGAAGCATCCGCGGACCGCAGGGCGAGCGCGGGCCCGAAGGCCCCGAGGGCAAGGAAGGCCCGCGGGGAGAGCAGGGAATCCAGGGCGAGCGTGGTCCCGAGGGTAAGGAGGGGCCGCAGGGGAAGCAGGGCGCGCCGGGCGCCGACGGTGCGGACGGCCGCGGCATCACGATCTCCGGCAGTGTGGCGAACGAAGCCGCCCTTCCGACCGATCTCGGACCCGACGACGCCGGCAGTGCGTACCTCACGCAGGACAATGGCAAGTTGAACGTGTGGACCGGCACCTCGTGGGCGCCGCCGGTGGCGTTCCGTGGCCCGGCCGGCCCTGACGGGGCGCAGGGCGTGCAAGGCGACCGCGGTCCGGAAGGGCCGAGGGGTCCGGCCGGTGCGGACGGGGCGCAGGGCGAGCGTGGTCCCGAGGGGCCCGCCGGCGCCCGCGGCAGCGTGTGGTTCACCGGCGCCGGCACCCCGGGGACCGTCAGCGGCGCCGTCGCCGGTGACATGTACCTCGACACGTCCTCCGGCGTCGTCTACAAGCTGGCGTAGATCATGGCGTGGACAAATGTGGGTTCCATTCGGGGACCACAGGGCCCGGCGGGGGACGCCGCGGCCAGTCTGTTCGGCTCCCTGGTGTGGTCCGGCGGCTGGTACAACCCCCCGACCGGCCAGTTCCACCGCCTGGTGTACTACTCCGGCGCGAAGATGCGCGTCGACCGCAACATCGGCGGCACCGGCGCGGTCGCGACGAGCGACGCGAACACTTACCTCCTCGCCCCGATCTCCGGGGTCTACAACGTCACCATGACGCAAGCGTGGGGTGTCGACAATGGCGCCCGTGGCTGCGGCCTCGGCTCCTCTTCGGTCTACGGTGACCAGCAGATGGTGTGCTGGGCGGACATTGGCCTCGGCCGCTTCTGCACCGCGACCGCGACCGTGTACCTGCCGGCGAACACCCGCCTGTACCCGTGGACGTGGACTGACCCGGGGATCGGCGGGATGTCCCCGAACGACCGCGGTATCACATCGAAGGCGACGATCGCGCTGCTGAGCGCGGTGTAGTACGTCTAGCGTCGTGGACCGGGTCTAGCGCTGGCAGAGGGGTAACCATGGGGGTATGGGAAGACAGTGGCCGCTGCCGCAGGGCAGCTTCTCGATCAGCAGCAGGTTCGAGGGGCGGGTGAACCCGGTCACCGGCGCTGTGGAGCATCACTCCGGCACCGACTTCGCCGCCGACGACGGCACCCCGTTTTTCGCCTGTGCCGGCGGCACCATCAAGTACCTCGGACCCGCCAGCGGATACGGGCGCTGGGTGGTCATCGATCACCCGGACAGTGAGGGTGGTGGGTGCAGCGAGTACGGCCACATGTGGTCTGATCTGCCCGGCCTGAGCGTGGGCGACTGGGTGGACGCCGGCCAGCTCATCGGCCACGTCGGCGCGAACGGTCAGGCGACGGGTCCGCACCTTCACCTCACAGTGTGGGAGCGAGCCTACGGCGGCCAGCGCATCGACCCGGAGACGTGGCTGTCGGGCGCGCCGTACCCGCCCTCTGGCGGCGGACAAGCGCCGGCCAGCACCCCGACCACAGGAGGCAGCATGACGATCTTCGGGATCGATGTCAGCGAGCACCAGGACGGGATGTCACTGGTGCAGGCGAAAAGGGAGGGCATGTCGTTCGCCTTCATCAGGACGACCGACGGAACCTACCTGGACCGCTGCTACCGCAGCCACCTCGATGATGCCGAGGGTGCCGGAATGGTGACCGCCGCCTATCACTTCTGCCGGCGCCCGGACGAGGGCACCAGCGTCGCCCAGCAGGTGGAAGCGTCCCTCGCCGTCATGGGCGACGCCCGACGGCCTGTCTGGCTCGACGTTGAGACGCCCGGCGGATTCAGTGGTGACCTCGTCGCCCAGTTCAAGGCGGAGTTCGAGCGCCGTGGAGTCCACGTCGCCGGCGTCTACAGCTACGTCCCGTACTGGGAGGGACAGATGGGATTGGAGCCGGACAGTCACCCGTTCGGGCCGTTCTGGGTTGCCGGATACCCCACCACCCAGGGCGGCGCCCCGGCGTCGATTTACACCGCTGTCGGCGGCGACGGGGCGGGCCAGTGGGCCCACCCGCTGGGTAACCAGGCGCCGTCGATCTGGCAGTTCACCGACCGGGCGACCGTCGCCAGCCACCAGGTCGACGCCAACGCATTCCGCGGGTCCGAAGACGCACTGCGGACCCTAATCAACGGCGGCGAGGC